TCTCCCATCGCCGCGTCGATGGCGGCGTCAAGGTCGTGAATCTCTACCCAAGTGCTGCTCTGTCTTTCGAGTTTATACTTGGCGTTTGCTTTGATGCACGGGTCTATGCGGCTGTGTTCACCCCGCATCCACCTGTACCGCTCCGCATCCCGCCGCAGGGCTTCGTTCTCGGCCTTCAAGTGAGCCACGCCCGTCAGGAACGCTTCCTCCCGCACCAGTCCGATGTCCCGCAGGACATCGGCCTCGGCCTCGCCAGCGCAGATGCGGGAGTACGCGGTTTCGAGCCAGTGGTTGCCGATGACATAGCCGGGGTGGCGCACCGGCTCCGGCGCGGCTGCGGGTGGGGCGGTGTAGAGCGGCAAAGGATTCAGAGCGACAGTCATCGGCACATCGATCATTGTCGGCTTGGCCCAGAAAAACACCTGCTTTTGCAGGTCAAAGTACGCCACCGGCTCCGGCTTCTGGCGCGGCGCGGCGAGGGCTTTGCGGAGAGCGGCGATTTCCGTGGTGTAGAGAGATTGTTCGCCGTCGTGATTTCGCTCGGCAAACTCCAACGCTTTCACCGCCTCCTGCACCACCTCGCGGGGCAGCGTGATTGTGTCTTTGGCGGTCATCCGAACACCCCCTTGATCCAGAGCATGACAAGCGGCGGGAGTCCCCATGCCGCAATCCATACCGCCCCGGCGACGCGAACCGCTTTGGTGCGTCCCTCAAAGTAAGCAGGGAAGCCCAAGAACCCGGCGACTGGCATCAGCATCAACGCAATAACCTGCTGGTCGCTCACGGCTTCACCTCCCCGCGCTTGCGGATGGCAAGGGAACACTCCATCGCAGCGTCTTCTTTCCAATCGTAACGAGCATCACGACACCCTTCCTTTTGAGAGCGGAACTCGGCGGCTTCGTCCTCACACGCCTTCGCACACGCCTCCCGTTCGGCCTCTGCGACGAGGGCGGCGAAGCGGTCAAGTGCTTCGATTTGCCCGTCAGGCGCAGGCAGCAGGATGCTGTTTCCCGTGCAGATGCCCGCCTCCCGCGCCATGCGGATGATGTCCTCGCGGGTCACGGCTTCACCTCCTTGTCGAGTTCCGCGATCAGGGCGTCGGCGAGGATTATCGCATCCACGGCTATCTTATCCCGCCACGGGTCGACATTTGGATTAGCCAACATCCCCACCATCGCAGCCGTAGCGATGCGCTCGCGGCGGTCACGGTGGGCCGCAGCGGCAGCAGCAAGATGCTGGGCCTGAAGAATCCGGCCCCGTTCAAGTTCATCGTTCACGGCTTCACCTCCACCTGATCGGACTCAAAAAGGTCACAAGAGTCGTTCCACTGCACCGTGCGGTCCTGCCGGGGGCGGACGGCCCACGGCGGCAGGGCCACATGCTCCGCCACGGTACACAACCCCGATGTTCCATCGGGGTCATAGCTGATGCAGTCCACGCACGCAAACGGCGGCTTACGCTCATCATCCCGGCGGCTCATGGCTTCCCCTCCTGGCTCCGGCGCACACTCTCGGCCCGTTCCCTCTCCCAATAGATACCGACCAGTACGCCGATGCCATATCCGATTACGGCGCACAGCACCGCGGCTTCTGTCATAGTCATTTTGTGATCCCCTCAAGGATTGATTTTACACGGTCCCGTTCCAATTGCTCGACCAGCCATTCCGCCCTGCGGCGCAAGACTTGCACCGTCCGCTCGGTCTCTATGACCGCTAGCCGCAAGGCGTACAGTTCGGCCTCATAGGCCGCTTTCACTTCCGGCGACATAGGTTAGCCCTCCCCACTTAGTGCATCCCATACCAGCCGCAGGATCGCGGCCAGCACCGACAGGCCCCATAGCACCACGGCCACGACCGCGATTCCCACGGCCAGCCCCGACAGGTCCAGCTCGCTCATGCGCGCCCCCTCCCGCGCACCACAGGCACGCGCCGGGGGCGCACGGCATGGACCGGATGCAGCACCCACCCGACCCCTAGCGCCGCCCGTGCCGCGTCCTGCGCGGCTTCCAGCCGTGCCCGTTGCTCCGGGTCCGTCGCGTTGGGGCCGATACCGTACGGCCCCCGCGCACGCCACCGCCACGGCTTCACGGCCCACCCGCCACGGCCCATAGGACCGCTTCAGCATGATGCGCCAGTGCTTGCGCCCTCGGATCGGGCTGCTTTGCCAAGTATTGGTGACAGTCCCGTAGGGCTTCGACCAGGCACACTTCCGGCGCGCGCCGTGCGCTACTGGCCTTGAGTCTAGGGGGCGGGATTAGGTCCAAAGGCGGGCGGCTCATGGCTGGCCCCCGGCGCGCTTGGCGATAGCGGCGAATGCCTGGAAGTATTCCCGCGCGGCGCGTGCCGTGTCGCACCGGATCGCGTCGTGGGTTTCGCCCCGTGCGTTGCGCACACTGGCACAGTACCAGTCGCCTACCTGGTAGCGTAGGGCAGTCCAGCCGTTCGGAAAGGATCGGATAATGGGTTTCATGCCTCACCCCCAGTCGCCTTAGCGATAGCGGCACGGGCGGCCTCAAGGTGCGGGTGAGCAGCGCGCCAAACCTTTAGGCTTTCGCTGTTGTCATCCGCATCTTTCACAAGTTGACGGAGCGCGGCGAGCAGCTCCGGAGCGGCGGCGATAAGGCGAGCGTTTGCTTCCTGACACTCTCGCGTAAATAACGGCTGGCGAGTGTCGGCCACCTTGTGGCGGGGTCCAGTCCCGTAATCGGTATATACCGAAAGGTTTTTGACAGCCCATTGTCCGGGGGCGCGCGAAGTTTGCATGGTCATTACTCCCTGATGGTTGTTTGATTGTGGCAGCTGTAGCCGTCGCACGGCTCTACCAGGCAGGCAAGGCCGTACATGGTCAGCATGATGGCCGCGAGGATGGCGGCGCGAATCTTTTGATCGCGGGTCATGCGGCATCCTCAACATGCCATTCCAAAATATCCTCAATATGCGGGCCTTGAATGATTCTTCCTTCAATGTTTCGCATAACCCGAAGCATCCCGCCCGGTGGGTATGACTCATCAGCAACCGAATAAAAATCAACTCGGCATCGGTAAATCACTCCGGCATCATTTTTATAAGTGTAAACGGCAGTTTTCATAGCTCATTTGCTCCGTTAGTCAGTCAGTATCCAGAATCCGCCCGCATGGGCCGGGCGGATTGAAGATGCGGACTGTCAGCGGTACCAGTAAGTCACGCCGTCAATGTCAATCGGCGTGTAGTCCATTCGGACATTGCGTGCGGTCGCGTCCCAGTCGACTTCTACGAACCACGGCATATCACGCGGGATAGTCCCGCAATCTTCCAGCAGCTCGCGTGCGTAGTCCGTGAAGTACGAATCGCAGATGAGGGTCACGGGGTACCAGTCGCCCCGCCACTGTTCGTCGCCGCCATAGCCTTTCAGATCGTCAAGCATGGTGGCAAGCTGGGTGCGTTCTTCGGCATCCGGCAGTCCGTCCGTGGCATCTTCCAGCTCTTCGTATCGGGCGATAATGTCGCGGATGTCAATGATATCGGCGGTAAGATCAAGTTTAGTTTGCATTGTCGTTTGCTCCGTTTGTCAGTGGATGCAATGGCGCATCTGCTAACGCACCCATACGGATGCGTTAGGGTTGCGTCATTAGGCGGCGGTCGACATGTCTCGAGCTGCAGCAATCGCGGCGTCACGGGATTCGTAAGGCCCGAAAGGTTGGGAGTCAGGCAGGCAACCGGGCAGGCAATAGTCGAAGAACCAGCCGCCAGTAATGCCGTTATCCTCAACCATCGCGTCAAACATCGCGTCACGCACGCGATCTGACATGGCCGCAAGCTGAAACTCGCGTCGACGCATGTAGCTGCGGATTGTGTCTTCGTCCAATTCCGCAACCTCGCGGGCGGTAAGCTGGTAAACGCGTGCATCGGGCAGCGCGTAGGTTTCGGATTCGCGGGTCGGATCGGTATAGAACTGCATGATGTTGTATCCTCTAGATTGTTATGGCGCATCGGCTAGCACACTCTTTCAAGTGTGCTATGGGATGCGTCATCAGTCGGCGTCAATCGTCCACAGGTTGCGGCCACAATCGGCACAATCGTCTACCGTGCCGGATTCCTGCTCGCCGCAATGCGTCAATCCCTCGCAAGTGAACACGCCAGGCGATCCGTCGCGGGTTGCACGGTAGATGTTGCGGTATGACGCGATAACGCATTTTTCACAAAGCAATTCGCCCGACGACATAACAGCCGCCCAACGGTATCCGGCGTGAGTCTTGTAACGGGCAAAATTTCGCAGTGCTTGTATCGTTTTCATGGTTGTCTCCGGCGTGTGGGATTAGGCGGCTTCAATCATGTCGAGCGTGACAGTTTGCAGGGGCGCAAAGCGACCAGTCCACCAACCGTGAGGCGTGATGGTAACGCGGCCTTTTTCGGCATTGTCGTGGGTAATGTAAAGGGTATCGGCAGACTCGCCTTTGTCGCGCCATTCGGGGCGGATGCGGACAACGGTTCCTTTTTGCATCGTCGTTTACTCCTCAAGTGAATGACCTAACAATGACATGGTAAAGCATTGTTTTATGCTTGTCAATACAAAAGATTCCGTTATGGAATGAATTGGCGTTAGACCATATAGGTAAGAGTATAGGTCGCGGATAGGTAATGGCACAACGGCGTGAAAAGGGCTTAAAAACTAGGGGCTGCTAAACATCATAGGTCATTTAGATAATGGCAAAAAAATATCGTGATAATTCTTGTCCCGTAAGGGAATGGTTTATGGCTTGTGCGCCCCACGCCCCGCCGTGGAGCGGCAGCGACAAAAACCGCATGGTCTAAATGGCCTATTTGACCTATACCCCGTGCCGTTGGTCTATGCCGGATCGCCAAAAGCTCATGGCATAGGTCATCTAGGCTATGCCGTCAATGGCGGTCCTCAACCTTCCATCTTGCATGACCTAAATGACCTATGTCCATCAGTCGCTCGCGTTAGCCATACCTAAATGGCCCATGATGTTGCCATGCAACATGTTGCTACCAGGCAACAGCGTTAGGCTATAACATATCTTGTTGCGCCCCAGCCACAAACTGGCGGCTGTCGCGTCCAGGCTACAGGCTGTTGCCTTTCTGCAACAGGCCGGGGGGTAGGGCCTGAGGGGTACCCGGTCACTGTGACGGGAGGGGCCGTAAGCAAAATTTTTTTAGCCCCAAGTCACAAGCCATTTCCTTACGGCCTTGCGTTCCTGGCGTTGTGGGTGTAGGTTCCGTGTGCGGAGTCTGTTGCGTGGTGCGCACGCAGGCGATCAAGCGGGTCACGGGGTGATGCCCTCCCTCCCATCATTCGGTGGCGGGCGTCCGACTTGGCACACAGGCCCCACGGTAGTTGGGGATCGCCGCCGACCGGCAGGATGAGCCTGCACCCGCGATTTGGAGGTTTGGATGTTCAAGTCGTTGCCGTATGAGCCGAGGCAGCTGAAAGCCACAGAGGCGCGGTTGCAGGCCATTTACGATGCGGCGTTGGTTGGTTTGAAGGGTGATGCGTTGGCGTATGCTGCGGGCATGTTGCCTGTGGAGTACCGGCGCTTGTGTCAGATGGACCCGGTTGCGGCGTTAGCCGAGGGCAAGGGGCGTGCGGATGGGGAGTTGGAGTCCGCGCAGCTACTGCGTAAGGCGGCGCAGAATGGTGATGCCAAGGCGGCGTTGGCCATCCTGCAACATGCTCATGGGTGGGTGGCCAAGCAGCAGGTCCAGGTGGATGTGCAGCAGCAGATCAGCATCACGGCTGCGCTGCGGGAGGCGCAGTCTCGCGTCATCGAGGGCCGCGTGGTGTCGGACGAACGGGCTGCACTAGGCCACACGCCCGCCAGCACGCAGCCGTTAATCTTGGAGGCACATGCAGACGCCAATCTACACGGCTGAGGGGGAAGAGGAACTGATGTCGCGGCTGTGGTCGCCCGCCATCAAGGACGACCCGGAAGCCTTCGTGCTGTTCGCTTTTCCGTGGGGGCAGAAGGACACGCCGCTTGCGAACTTCAAGGGGCCGCGACGGTGGCAGCGCAAGGTGCTGCGGGAGATACGCGACCACATCGCCCGCAACAGGGATGCCACCAGCTACGAGGTCTTGCGCATGGCCACGGCCTCGGGTCGCGGTATCGGCAAGTCGGCGCTGGTCAGTTGGCTCATCTTGTGGATGCTGACGACGCGGATAGGCTCCACGACCATCGTATCGGCCAACAGCGAGTCGCAGTTGCGGTCGATCACTTGGGCAGAAGTCACCAAGTGGCTTGCGCTCATCATCAACAGCCACTGGTTTGAGGTATCGGCCACCCGGGTGATGCCCGCCAAGTGGATATCCGAGCTTGTCGAGCGCGATTTGAAGAAGGGCACGCGCTACTGGAGCGTTGAGGGACGGCTCTGGAGCGAGGAAAACCCGGATGCCTACGCCGGTGTGCACAATTTCGACGGTGTTTTGGTCATTTTCGACGAAGCAAGCGGTATTCCTGACTCGATTTGGGCGGTGACGGCGGGATTTTTCACCGAAAACACGCCCAATCGCTTCTGGATGGCGTTTTCCAACCCACGACGCAACGAGGGCTACTTCTATGAGTGTTTCAACGCGAAAAGGGACTTCTGGCGCACGCAAAACATCGACGCGCGCACCGTCGAGGACACGGACAAAGCCGTCTACGAGCAAATCGTCGCGGAATACGGACCCGACAGCCCCCAGGCCCGAGTGGAAGTCTATGGAGAGTTCCCCTCCGACAGCGACGATCAGTTCATCAGCCCTCGGCTGGTGGACGAGGCTGCTGGACGGTCTGCGTACAAGGATACGGACTCTCCGGTCGTACTGGGTGTAGACCCGGCGCGCACCGGATCGGACGCTACGGTCCTCGCGGTACGCCGCGGGCGCGACCTGGTGGCCCTGCACCGCTACCGCGGTGAGGACACGATGGAAACGGTCGGGCGGGTCATCGACGCGATTGAGCAGTACCAACCGGCGCTGACGGTCATAGACGAGGGCGGCTTGGGCTACGGCATCCTTGACAGGCTCAAGGAGCAGCGGTACAAGGTTCGTGGCGTCAACTTCGGGTGGAAGTCGCGCAACCCCGCCGCTTGGCAGAACAAGCGTTCCGAAATGTGGGCGGACATGAGAGAATGGCTGCGTGTGGCGCATGTGCCACAGGACCGGATGCTCAAGGCCGACCTTGTGGGGCCGCACCAGAAGTTCAACTCCGCGGGAGCGATTCTGTTGGAAAGCAAGAAGGACATGAAAGCGCGTGGGCTGGCATCGCCGGATTCGGCTGATGCGCTGGCCGTCACGTTCGCCTACAAGGTCGCGGGGCGGGAGTACCGGCCCAAGGACCGCCGGGTGACGGTGCGCGAGGGTGCGTCCGGCCTCTCGGCTAGTTGGATGGGTGCCTGATGGCGCGCGATCCGGTCGGTATGCGGGCGGCGGCGCGGGCGGGCAACCCCCCGTCCAAGGGGCGCAAGGAAGAGGACGTGCTGGCGACCGCTCGGTCGCGCATGACTATGGCCATCTCGGCCTACTCGGACAGCCGCGAGGACGAGCTGGACGACCTGCGCTTCATGGCAGGCTCGCCGGACAACCAGTGGCAGTGGCCGCAGGATGTGCTGGCGACTCGCGGCTCGGTGCAGGGGCAGACGGTCAACGCTCGGCCCTGCCTGACCATCAACAAGCTGCCGCAGCATGTGCGGCAGGTGACCAACGAGCAGCGGCAGAACCGCCCTGCGGGCAAGGTCATCCCGGTTGACGACAAGGCCGATGTGGACGTGGCTGAGGTCTTTGACGGCATCATCCGGCACATCGAATACATCTCCGACGCCGACGTGGCGTATGACACCGCCTGTGAGAACCAGGTGGTGTACGGCGAGGGGTATGTCCGCATCCTGACGAAGTATTGCGACGAGAACACCTTCGATCAGGACATCATCATCGGTCGGGTGCGCAATTCCTTCAGCGTGTACATGGACCCCAACATCCAAGACCCCACGGGTATGGATGCGGAGTGGTGCTTCATCACGCAGGACATGACGAAGGAGGAGTTTGAGCGCGAGTTCCCGAACGCCGAGCCGATTTCGTCGTTGATGATCCGCGGCGTGGGCGATACGGCCTTGAGCCAGTGGGTCGGCAAGGATACGGTGCGCGTGGCGGAGTATTTCTACAAGGAATACAGCAACGAGACGCTGAACCTGTACCCCGGCAACCAGACGGCTTTTGCCGGTACGCCGGACGCCGAGCAGATGGACTCTTTGGGGGTTCCGGTTGTCCGCACGCGGCAGGTAAGTGTTTGCCGTATCAAGTGGGTCAAGACCAACGGCTACGAGATTCTGGAAGAGCAGGAGTGGCCGGGTAAGTGGATTCCGGTCGTCCGGGCCATCGGCAACGAGTTTGAGGTCGATGGGCGGCTCTATGTTTCGGGCCTGGTGCGCAACGCGAAGGACGCGCAGCGCATGTACAACTACTGGGTGTCGCAGGAAGCCGAGATGCTGGCTCTCGCCCCCAAGGCTCCGTTCATCGGCTACGGCGGTCAGTTTGAGGGCTACGAGCAGCAGTGGAAGACCGCCAACACGACCAACTGGCCGTATCTGGAGGTCAACCCGGATGTGACGGACGGGCAGGGTGCGGCGTTGCCGC